TTATCTTCAACAGCCAATGCAGTGTTTGAACCCCAATTATTTAATGTAGTTCCATCACTCTTAAGTCTTACTGGACTATCACCAACGATAAATGCTGTTAAACCTCTATCATTGTTTAATGCAACCATTTCGCCAATTAATTCTGGATAACTTGGTGCCGCCATTACGTTAAATAATCTTGACTCGTCATCTCTAATATCTTGGTTACTGTTAACCATTGCTTGTAATGCTTGTATAATAACTTTACGCTGTGCTTTACGTCCAAAGCTACCTGAACCATCAACTTGGTTAGCTGATTCAGTTATCCATCTGTGTGGATAGTAAGTAGCCATACTTACGTCACCCATTCTAATATTGTCAGTAGTTACATCTACATGATTACGTACAAATTTCTTAACGTTAAATCCGCTTCTACGTAAATTCCATAGCAACATACCTTTTGGATATAATGCTGGATCTGGAGCGTCAGTGTCTAAGTGATCACTAACAAGTAACTGTGGAATAGTTCCGCTTGGTGCTTCTGTAGCTGTTCCACCACTTGTACCATAACGTGCATCAGCAAACAAAATACCATCTTCTGATGTTTGATCGCCTTCATCTAGTGCAATCCATTTTGCTAAGTCTGAATTATATTTGTGTACTTGTGGATAGTTTTCTAAGTCTGCTGTTGATACCCAAATGTCACCTGTAACTAGTGCAGATGAACCATCTTGTTGTGTAGTTGGTTGTGTTGCACTAACAATTGGTCCTAAAGGATCAGCTGAACCATAAACATTCTGGTAACCTTTCCATGTAGTACCGTTGTGTACCATAATATCAACTTCGTCAACAATACTGTTGTACCATAATGCGCCATCAGTTGTTAATGCTGTTGGAGCATCTGCACTTGCAGTTTGTGTTAGGATCTTCCAGTTTGAAGCGTGGAAGTCATAAGTTGCATCACCGCTTGGTGCCGCATATAAGTTTGCAGTACCTGCTTTAGTTGAATAGTTAAATGCTACAAAGCCAATTAAGCCTAATGCACCATTTGTATCTTTAATGTGGATTTCTCCGCCATCGTTATGTTCAATAATAACTCTGTTACTTGCGTCTACACTTGCAACAACGTTAACAAATCCTGCCGCGTTAATTGCATTAGCAATTAAGTCTGCATCACTTGCCGCGCCAGTTGCTGTAATACTAAGTGCTTTACCACCTGCCATAGCCGCTTGTCCTACAAGGCTTTCAGCAATTTGGAAACCATATGACTGACTGCTTAACTGTGTTGCTACTACACTTGAAGTAATTTTAGTTGCAGTTGAACTGTTTCTTGCCATAATTGAAAAGTCAAACTCTTCGTTTTCTGCTTCAGAAACGTGTGCTTGTACATACAATGCACCTAATGCAAGTCCTAAACCACCTTGTGCTTTATCTAAGTTGTATAATGCTTCAGCATGGTTTGTATATACTAGTGCTGATTTGTCTTCCCATAGTTTAGTAGTTCCGTTAAACTGCTTAACTTTCATTTGTACACCTAAGTTAGCGTCAGTAATTTTGAACCAAACACTTCCTGTAGGTCTTGTTTTAGTATCTGCTGTTTTAAATCCTGGAACTGCTGTGTGTGGAGCAATTTCAAATGCTGGTGAAAAATAGTCACCTGCTGTTAGTCCTAAGTCTGCAAGTAATGTACCTGAACCACCTGCCGCTAGTCTAATAGCACCGTCATCATCTGTTGAACCATCTTTAGTATTTGTTCCGTCTCCAAACAAGTTAATTTTACCATCAACTACACTTGCAGTAACACCTGTAATACTTGCCGCATTTACTGCCGCCGCAAATTGTGCTACAGTAGTATCTGATCCGCCTAATGAAACAGTTGATCCGTTAATTGAAATACCTTGGCTACTTGTTAGTGTTGGGTTAGCCGCTGTACCTGTTACTGTTGGCCAACTTGATACCCAAGCCGCTGATCCTACTTTTACCCATGCGCCTGAAGTATTCTTATAGTATACTTTGTTTTGAGTAGTTGTTGTTACTACTGCATAATCACCTACTGCACCTACTGCGCCTTTTGGTAAGCCTGTATTGCTTCCGCCAACTAGTTGTGAGTTTGAAGTAATTACAAGTGGAACTTTGTTAGTGAATGACTGTCCACCAGTAACAGTTACGGCATTGCCGTTCCACTCAAATATTCCGTATTTTGTTAATGCTGTGTCAAACCACCATGTTCCATTTGCTGGATTTGCCGCTGGTGCATTTGCACTTGGACTAAGTTCGTTTAGATCAACATCTGCTCTTACAACAAATGCTCTGTTGCTAACACCCAAATATGAATATGCCGCTTGTAAACCGTATTCGTTTAGTTCGCCGCCGTTTACTGGATTGTTGCTTGCATCTGTTTGGAAGTATGGATCTCCGAACGTGTCTGATAAATCTCTTTGTGATGTAATTAAAAATGGTACTCCGGCATTTGCCTTTGTAGTACCTCTTGCTGTACCTGTTCCCGCCGCATTTGCTTTGTCCTGTTTAGACGCAACAAATAACATTGGAGTAGTACCTGGTTCTGCTGGTGTGTAAAAACTCTCGTCAATTACGCTAACTTGTACACCTGGTGATATTAAAGCCATTTAAGTTCTCCTGTTATAACAACTGTTAAAAGTATTTATATGATTTCTCCAAAAACATATATCAAAACCCCCAGAAAAAGGTACCACAAAGGGCAGGTAAATACAATATGAGACCTTTATGCGAGTGCGGATATAGACCTGCGGCTGTAAACTATAAAAAGAACGGCAAAACGTTTTATCGTAGGCAGTGTGATACTTGTTTACATCACGGTAAAAAAATGTGGGGTATACCCAAATGGCACCGTGCTGGTTATAGACAGTTAGATACTTGTGAAAAATGTAATTATAAAAGCAACCACAAAGAGCAGTTTAATGTCTATCATGTTGATGGTGATCTAAATAATACATTGCGTAGTAACTTAAAAACTATCTGTGCGAACTGTCAACGGTTGATGCAGAAGCAAGGCGCAAAGTGGAAACAAGGCGACCTTTTACCTGACTTTTAAGATCTGCAATAGTTCCTTCATTGTATATATTGTGTTCAAATGATGCTTTTGCCCAACGCCATTCACTTGGGTGTACATCAGTTGGTTCAATGCCTAAGTCTTGATATTGTCTAAACCATACAGGATCAGGTCCACGCTTAACACACCACACTTTGCCTCCCATACTTTTAATAACTTCTACTTCGTTTTCGAAGCGTACATCCGGAATAACAAAGTTTTTATTAGGATTATCAATAATAGTCTTTTTAACAAAACTTACCCAAATACCGTCATAGAATCCGTTACGCATACAGTCAGTGCCAAACTCTTGTAATACTAATCTTGGAGTTACACTACGTCCTGTTTCTTTTGTCCAAAATGTATCTTCTTGCTCACGCCAATAACGACTGTCTGGAGTTTCACCTTCAAGCATATCACGTGGCCAATCAAACATTAAAGATACTGCATCTTTAAGTTTGTCTGCAAAACTAATCTTTTCAAAGCGGTGATCGTCAACTAGAATGTCTGCTACTGTGCCTTTACCGCAACTGATGAGTCCACAAATTCCAATAATCATAATGAATCCTTAATTTATAATGTATAGTATACGTTATAATTTAGCAGATGTCAAGTATTATTTTAACCGATTGTGAAGCCGTATCCTACGCCACCAGCTACTGCTAGTGCTAGATCTTGTTCAAGTTTTTCCATTTCGGCTTGTGCTTCAGCTTTTAGGGCATCACCGTTTAAAGATGTGCCTCCTTGTGGGCCTGCAACTGTAGCAAATTTACTACGTGCTTCGCCTAGCATATACTTACACTTTGCAAGTGTATAGTCTTTGATCCATTGTACAGCCATATAGTCATCTAATAGTTCAAAGTCTGGTCTATAGTTGTAACATTCTAGTAATAGTTCTTCTTCTGCACGTGAACGTTGTAAGATTGTAAGTTTCTTGTTTGACCTATTCCATTTAAATTCAATAAATGAACCAAACATACGCCCTACTAATTCTTGATATCCTGCAAACGCATTGTAAGTTGCTAGTCCACCCATGTTAGAACTTGCTAACAAATAAG